CCTCACCCGAGGGCCTCCGCGGAGAGAAATCTCCGTTCCGATGTCGGACTCCTTGATAGTGGCGAGACTGTGTCAATGGCAAGAGTCAGATCACGTAACTTGTCATCCGTAACGACCCTTGTTCACTGGCGCCCCGCTTATGGGGGGTCAGTTTACTCGAGTACCGTTACGGTGACTGATCATGACTCTTGCACAGACGAACTAGGGAGGTCATCTGACCATCCCCTAGATCTTCGACACAGGCGGTACACTGAGATCGGGAGGGTTAGCGCAGTTGGTACCTCACTAGAAGTGAGGGATCAGCCCGCTATCGCTCCTTCCTCCCCGTCGGGCGCCGCTTCCATCAGTGGGACTTCCCAAGGATGGATGAACGACGTCTCGACGGCTCGGATAATATCTCAGAGTGCTCCTCTCACTCCGAGGGTGTATCTCTTGACCGGCTTAGCCGAGCTAAGGGATCTACCCAAGATGCTTCGACACGCGGGGGATTTCTTGCATAAGATTGCAAGGCATCCTTCCGGCCTAGTGGACATTAGGGAGGCCGCTGCGGCCACCTTAGCGTACCAGTTCGGCTGGAAACCGCTAATCGAAGACATCAGCCGTATGTTAGACTTCGCGAAGCTCGTAGAGATACGACAACGCGATTTATTACGTCTATATACGACTGGAAGTGTCAGGAAGAAGGTTAAACTTGGCAAGCGCTCGTACAGTGCCTCAGGTAATCAGGCACTGAACACAACTGGCGGCTTGAGCATTTGGCCAAACTGGCAAATGTCTCTCGACGCCGAGTTATGGGCGACTGTCAGGTGGTCCCTTCGTGATCCAACCCAGATAGGAAGGCTTCCCAATTGGTGGGATAGCTTTAGGTCTGTTTACGGCTTGAATGCCGGACAGATCCCTGTCCAGGTCTGGAAAGCACTGCCGTGGTCGTGGGCCATTGACTGGTTCGCAGATATTTCGAACCTGCTCAATGTTGGACATAACATGGTTATGTTCAAGCCAGATAGGATCAACATCATGTGTCATACACGAGGTTGGACCTACTGGAAGCCATACTCCACCGCATCTACCCAATGGGGAGGATGCAAAGTGGAGTACGACCAGAAATGGCGGCAAGTGCGATCCATTGGATCTCTCGCTACTACCAGCCTGAGGGTTCCATTACTGGATCCCTTTAAGCTGTCAGTCCTGGGTAGCCTAGGGATTCTCAAGCTACTTGGGAATCCTGTCGGCATGATGCATTCCAACAGGTAGTTGGTCTGCTAACCAGGAGTAGAGCGCATGGCGTTCGGAAGTACAATCACC